TAACCACCGGCTCACAAGCAATCGCGCAGATCATTAAGACTGGTAATTTATTCCAGCGTTTTGTTGCGCAGCGCATCCGCAACTTTGTGGTTGGTGTTAAGTTTGTGGTCGTTGAGAAGGGTGACGGAACCCCAGCTAAGATTCTTGAAGAGTTAAAAGGTGCACGCGGTTTATTTGTGTATACCCCGGGCTCAAAAGAACGTACTGTATACGTGCGTGGTAGTAGCTTTGGAGACCTACAAGGCATAAATAACATAACAGTGCTACACGAATTGCTGCACGCAGCAACGGCTAGTCGTATTGAAGCAGGTCTATTAAAAGGTTTTAGGAACGCTAGCCTTCAAAAGTTTATGCGTGAGATGGACGGCATAATGAAGCGTGCCGAGCAAGAGTACAAAGAGTTGGCGTACCTTGACATGCTTGACGAAGACGTCAACGACATAGTCAGTAGAACCTATGATCCCAAAACAGACAGCTACGACGTATTTAAGAACCCCCACGAGTTCTTGGCTTACGGCATGTCTAGCCCTGAGTTTCAAAAGTTTCTAATGCGCGTGAAAGGCATGCGTAAAGAGCCAACCCTCTTCTCTACATTTACTAACAGCATCCGCGACTTGTTTGGTATCAAGCAAGATGAAGCCACTGCGTTCTCTGATCTGGTCGACATTACCGACAAGATGCTTGGCACAAGACTAACAGCAGTTGGAATGGGAAGAACTTCACTCCAACAGAAGGGGTTCACCCCTCCGGAATTCAATGAAGAAGCCGACAGTAAAGTACAGCGCTCCGCTCTTCAGCTTGCCAGAGACGTAAAGATCGCAAAAGAAAAAGTGCGTTTGTCTAATGAAGGTGACGCGGCTAAGAATGTTGAACTGATGCAGTTAGCACGCGACCCTAAAGCGGTGCGTCAAATTTTGGCCAACGTAACTAGCGATCTAGGATATACAAGACTAGAAGCTACTGTGCGCCTACCCACGTTTGACTTCTTGGCTAAGTGGGCTGCTGATGTGGGTATACCTGCGTTAAACAAAGCTAACACTCAACTGCAGCGTATGTTGGGTATGTCTCAACAGTTCTTGGTTGGCGCTGAGCGAGTGATTGATTCATTGAATCGCGGGTTTAAAGAAGATCCTAAACTTAGCCGCAAACAGTTTGCAGATTTTGTGTACGGTACTACGCTAGCAGAGGTAGACCCATCTGATACCAACACCCGTGTACGTAGCAAACAACTTGATGCCGACTACAAAGCACTTGGTTCTGTTGGTCAGCGCATGTACAAGCAGTTGCGGGACTACTACGAATCAATCATTGAGTTGTACTCTGACATACTAGACGAGCAGATAAACAACATGCAGGGCATGTCCCCCGAGGAAAAGAAAAACTTGATGGCTGTCTTGCGTAAGACGTTTGAAGCCGAGTCACGGATTAGGCCTTTCTTCCCGTTGGTGCGCCGTGGTGATTTCTTCCTAGCTATTGGCTCCGGTAACAATCGTCAGTTTTATTTGTTTGAGACTCGCGCAGAGCGCAACGAAGCGGCTAAACAGATGGCGGCGGAGCGGGGTAAATCTCTAGCTGAGTTAATAGCCGATAAAGAGTTCGTGCAAGGTAATGACTTAAAAGAGTTACGCGCCGCATCACAAGACGCTAGCACAATGCTCAAGGAAGTTTTTGCGGCAATTGACGCCAAAGACATGGGCTCGCCTGAAGCTAAAGAAGGTTTGAAAGATGCGGTATACCAAATCTATCTGACCACAATGCCAGAGCAATCTTTCCGTAGGCAGTTTACCCATCGTAAAGGTCGGGCTGGTTTTAGCACAGACTTGCAGCGCAATATTGCAACTACTGCTTCTAAGCAATCCATTCAGTTGGCACGTTTGAAGTATGCCCCACAACTTCGCCTTGCATTATCAGAGGCGCGTGACTCTATTGGTGAACGTGAAGAGTTGTCTCCGTTTGTGCAAGAAGCAGAAAAGCGTGTCAACATGGCGCTGTCTGGCGCTCACGGTTCATTAAGTGAATCTGTTGCTGGTGTAGCTAACAAGGCGTCTTACTTCTGGTACTTGTCTTCTGCTGCGTCGGCTTTGATTCAGCCTTCTAGCGTATTCATTTCCGGCTTACCTGTATTGGGTGGTAACTACAACAATGTTACCGGTGCGGCTACCGAACTTGCAAAAATGGCTACGCTAGTTAACCAATACAGCGTGTTCCGCCCCAACCCAGACGGCACAACTTCTATCTCTGCACCAAGCATTGCTAACAACAAGTCTCTCCCTGCTGACGAACGCAAAGCAATTGGTGAAATGACTTCGCGTGGTGTGTCTGAGTCAACCTATGCCTCTTTGGTGTGGGGCTACAAGAGCATGTCTACCGAGCAGTTTGAAGGTGTTGTAGGTAAAGGTAAGCGCCTTGCAAACTTGATGGTCGGCGCTCTGATGCACAACACTGAGCGCTTAAGCCGCGAGGCCGTCTACCTAGCTGCGTATAGATTAGGTAAGAAGCAGGGGCTTGATTACGATGCTGCTGTTCAAAAAGCAGTTGACTCTACTAACGAAGCACTTGGTAACTACGACATTACGAACCGCCCACGTTTTATGCAACAGGGTATTGGTAAAGTTGCGTTCCAGTTTAAGACGTACCCACTGCAGATGACTCTGCTGTTGTTGACCAACTTTAAGAATATGCTTCCTTTCCTCAACAAAGAAGGCAAAAAAGAAGCAGCCACTAAGTTCTTTGGCACGATGGGCACTTCTTTCCTTCTTGCTGGCGCGGCAAACATGGCTTTGATTAACCCTATCATGGGGCTGATTGGGTGGGCTTGGGGTCAGATGGAGTTGGACGAAGATTGGCCTGAAGAACTTAAAGACATTGGTTTCCCAACTTGGTTTTTTGAAGTATTCCTTCCCGAGAAGTTAGGTGACGTTACGCTTGGCGGCGTACCCGTAAGTGATCTCATTGCGCGTGGCCCGATAAACGCAATCACCGGAGAGGATATTGCTTCACGTATTGGACTGGCTGATCTGTGGGGCCGAGACAGTAAAGAGACTAAGACTTCTCGTGAAAGCGCAATTGCCTTTATGTTGGATCATTTTGGTGGCCCAACCGCAAGTTTGCTACTGGGTTTTGCCGACGCCTACGATGCCTACGCAATGGGTGACTATCAAAAAATGATGGAACGCATGCTCCCTGCCGTAGCTCGTAACCTTGTGGTTGCTAACAAATATGCAGACGAGGGCATGAAGAGCGGTCGCGGTGTTGAGCTTGTCGGCAAAGACGATGTAAAGACAGGTGAGTTAATTGGTCAAGCAATTGGTTTCCGCCCCGACATCCTTGCGGCAACTCAAGGGCCAGCGTTTAAGTTGTCCGGAATTGAGCAACGCATTTTAAACCAGCGTAGTTTGATATTGAACAAGCTTGACTTCCAACATCGCAAAGAAACCGATGCGGGGGACGATAAGTTCCAAGACATCATAGAGAATGAAGTATCCAAGTTCAATAAGAAGTACCCGTCTTTTGAAATTGATGCTGACGCAATCTATGACTCGCTTCTTAAGAAGGCTGAACAACGTGCAAGCTCTCGTGCTGGTGTAAACATTACCGAGAAAAATGTTCCGATTGTTGGAGAGGCTGCAGATAAATTGGCAGACCGCTTGTACCGCCGAGAAGAAGAGATGGCGGCTAAACGTAGAGACGAAAAAAACCCCCGGTGATGAGCCGGGGGTAAAGTGGGGACAACAAACCCCCAAGGAGAGTACGTCAGCAACTGCAAGTTGTGACAGCCCAGTCTAGCTTAAACTCTCCATACCCGCAAACCTTTAATGCCGTCTACTATGACTAGCTTAGTAACTGTAGTCATTTTTAAACGTTTACTTATTGCCGCAATTGTTCCCCGGGCGGCTTTTTCATCAATGCAGGGTACAAAGAAAGAATAGCCGCGCCGGAATTTAGACCAATCAATCTGATACGTCACCGTTTCGATCTTCATCTTTATCTACAAAGGCGTCCATCTGTAAGAACTCGGCGGCTGATGCGTCAAACTTCAGCACCCGTACTGCGGGAGATACAACCTTCATGCCTTTGGACATTCGTTTGTTCACACCCTCTATATAAATCTTAGCGTTACCTAACTCTTTCAAGGTGGTCTTGTAGTTGATTTGCTGTTTCACGCAAAAATCTTTAAATTGCTTGGCCGCAATGAAGAGTTCTTTGGTATCTGGCTCGTAGCGTATGAGTAGCTCTCCACGGGGCTCGAGCATGGGCATGGACTGCAGGTTACTACGGGCATCGACCTCACCATTTACAACTAAAGCATTAATAATATGGGCGTTAACAAACTCACCAAGGATTGTTACGGGCGTTGAGTTCGGTGCTTGTATCTCAAACCGCATCTCACCCAACATGCCTTTGAGCCAGTCGTATACCGCTTTCATGTCGTAGTTGTGCAGTTCCAGTTGGGACGCAATCAAACCACCAGCTATGTTGCAAGCTGAGACACCTGACCAGAATCGCTCCTTCTGATTAAACTGTACTTCCTTGTCGAGCCGAGCCTGAATCTTACGCATCAGGGCTATTGCTTCTTCCAAGTTGTTGACGAGCCATTGGATGTAAATCTCACCGGCATGACCAAAGTTCTCCCGAAGCTGGTGGTCAAACATCTGCTTACCCTCTTGCACCTCAATGATGCCGTTGGGTTCAATCTTGTACTCAAGCAAGCGCATGGACTCGCCATCGGGCGTATTCTTTGCCACACCTAACTTTTCGTAGAAGCTGGCGTTTGCCGAGCACAAAGTCATACCCTGCCAGCTAGTGTTGTTAACACGCAAAGTATTGGTCTGCCCATTCATTTTGTTTTTGCCTCGGCCTTGGCTGATGCTGTACGCCAAGTCAGAGAACTCCATGCCACTAAGGTTGGTGATTTCGTCAATCGTATTAGGCAGGTTGTTCATTACGCCAAGCTGATGCATCTTTGCGTTGAATGTATCCTTGTACATGGAGGTCAACCCTTTAGGTTCGCCATACACACTGTTGCACATAAACAAGGCAGTCGATTTACCTGAACCAGACTCAGGGTGAATCACGTTAATGATTGCACCTTCAAGACCTGTAAATTTCAACAGTGGTGAGCCAAATGCCGTAAGTGCGGCAAACGCGTGGGGTTCAAGTCCCGGTCTAGCGTACATGTTGAACGCCTCTTTCCACTTCTCCATCGTGCCTTTGGTGATTAACTTTCCGGCAATATCTTTTGTAACGCTTGACGGGGGGCTGTAAAACACTCCGTCTTTTGTGATTTCACGATCACCAAGGATGAACTTGCTGTTCCCCTCGACCCAACCAAACTGAGTTCTCATGGTCTCTGCCTTTTTAATGTATTGCAAATTTTTTATAAAGAAAACAACATACCTTGCAAGTAATTCATACTGTGCTTTGTGGGCTACAACGCCGTTGTGTGCCAACTGTTTGCGCAACTCATCAGGTGATGAGACAGACATAGTAGGTATGCTGAACTCCCGCACACCATCGTGCGGCAAGTGCAAACGAAACAATGCTATCTCGCCAAGCTCGGGATCGCGCATGCGTTTGACCACATAAAGGTCGTGCTCGTACACAAGTTTTGGCTCGGCTTCGGCGTCTTCGCTTTCGGGGCGGATATAAACTCCACCCTTCTTGCCACGGAAAAACGGAAATGGATACTCGGGTATTTGTTGTATTTCAACCTTGCCGTTTTCATCTTCTACGGCATATTCGTTATCTTCTGCTTCGGCCTGTTCAATCTCAACGCCGAGCATGATGGGCGATTTAATTTTGCCCTTGTGTATGCAACCTTGACACCCTTGAGGGTTTTGTTTCTCAAATGTCGAGCAGTGGTGGGGGCCACCTTTCTTCCGAAGCAAATCAACTTTGTTGTTGACTTCGTCGGCGTCGTAACCTTCGTGGTCTTTCGACAACTTATGTGCGGCGGTATCTCCATCTACGCAGAAAGCTGCAATAGAAAGAGCGGAGCGCCACAATGGTTCTTCAATGCTGTTTTGGTTTTCAAAGCAGTGGTTAAGTTGGGCGCACCCATTCTCACCCTTGAGCATGATTGTCTTAAACCGCTTGACCTTGTTGCCCATGAGTGCTTCCATCATCGGGCTCATTGAGCGCGGGATGAAATCGGGTACATCGTCTTTTGGTTCAGGCGCACCAAGTAAGTCTTTCAACTCTTGGTATGTCATGCGAGGCGTCAGTGAGTTAATCACTGTCACTTCTTTGGGCTCATCCTGTTTGAAGTTGAATGTGCCGGGGATGCGCAGAATACGTGAAGCCTCAAAGACTGAGGAGTCCACGATTAACCCTTGCTCAACGCACAACTCACGAAGCCGATTGGCTAGTGGCTCCCACTCTCGGCGGGACACTGTTTCGTCTAGTAACCAGTACGCATGAATGCCGTAACCGGAACTGACTAATATTGGCTTTGGTAAGCCGACTGCACTGCAGAACTTCTTGAACTCATCAAGTCCAATCTGCTGATCGAGATAGCCTTTGATAACGCCTTTTTCGTCGGGTACACCTTTTGTGGGGCCACAGTCAATGTCCATCCACAGAGCACGGAAGTATTTGGCATTCTCATGAGTGCGATTGTTTAACGGGCCGTACTTGGCGCAACCAAAGTATGCGTCGGCTTTACGTTTAACAAATCGCTGCGCTAACTCTTCAACCTCTTCTTTAGTATCTACAAAATGCTGGTCAGGATACCTACCAATCCCCATCACACAGTAACGCCCTTCCGGTGGCAGAACCGTGTCTAGTAGATCGAAGGTTGACATGTTTTACTTTTGTTGGTGGGCTTTGGTGTGAATGATGTAATCGTTGATCGCTTGCGCGTAACTCGGATGCGGTTCTCGGTCGCCCTTAAACCAATTGTAGATAGTCATCCGAGTCACACCAAGGTCGTCCGCAATCTTGCTGACGTTTATGTTTGCGCGAATACACACTCGACCCAAGGCCACACCCAAAGACTTGATGCTTGCTTTTTTGTTGGCGTACACCAAGCTTTGGCTATAACCATAGGTCATGTGTTTATTCCTCGTCGCTCCAAGCCTTCACCACAGAGTCAAGGTCTTTCTTGACAGTTGGCTTTGGCTCGACTTTCTTCTCACGCTTGGTTGGCTCTTCGATGGGAGACTCAACTTTAGGCGCGGCGGCTTTAGGGGCTGGCGCTTCTAACTTAGGCTTACCCGCCATGTCTGCTTGGTATGGTGTCATAACGACCATCTTCAGCACGTCAGGCTTCTTTGCCACTTCGCTAGTCACTGCATACTCGGCCTTGTTAATGAAGCGTGCGGGTGTGAACAGCACTGACTGATTGTCGTTTTCTTCATTGAAGCTGATCTGCGTAATGACGTAGTCCAAGCTCTTGCCGTTGTTGGCTAAGTACTTAGAGTAGTTTTCAAACGTGTGCGAGTTGTCGCCATGTCCGTCACCAAACAATGACTTGGATGCCAAGTTCATTTGATACACTTCGCCTTCAAGTGAAGTACCGAAGTCCTCTTCCAACACGAGCGCAATGCGGCGTGAGTAGCGGCAAGCTTTGGAGTTGCCCATACCTGAACCCTTGGTGTTTTGGGTGCAGTTATCGCAACGCTCAGCTTGTTTGTTTGATGAGCCCGCATCAGGCGTACGACCATCGTTAGAGAAGCAGTCGGGCGCAGTCGGCTCGGCATCGGGGCTCCATGCTTTTGCATAGAAGATACGACCCACGGCAGGGGATGCGTTAACGATGATGACGTCTAGGCTACCCTTGACCTTGCCCATCTCTTCACCGCCGACCGTCTTACGGAAGATTCCGTTTTTAGGCACGATGCGCTTGACGCCAGTCTTACCAGCGAGTTGTTTTGTAAGTGCGCTAACACCTGCAGTTTGCAGGAAGTCGGGCAAGTCTTCATTGATGATTGTGAGATTACTCATTTCATTTTTCCTTTGAACGTCTAACTACCACGGAATAAGAATTCTCCACATTGAGGCCAAGTGGTAGAACTTCGGGATTCTCAGAGAGGAAGTCCTTCATGTTTGTTTGGTGAAGTCTCTTCTCTAACAGGCCAAATGCACCGTGCTCCTCTATGAAGTCGTACATTGAATCCCAATCATTCGTCCAGTACCGTGACTTTACCGAGCGAATGATTGTGCCGTGTGGGGTGCGAATGCTATCAGCATTCATGTCTTTACATACATCGAGCATCTGT